AGATAGGAATAACAATAACTTAGATGGTTCTTGGTAACAATTGTAAACGAGAACCGTTACGGTTTAGCTGAACCAAAATCGCGTAACGTAACTGAAAACATTGGATAATTTTGGTTCAACCCGTGTATTCCGCCCCCCGCCGGTAAATTTACGTTTACATTCCGCCCCGCGCGGCGTATACGCTCCGACCGACATGTACACACCTGGCCCGAACGACACCTGAGCTCGAGGACGATCGCCGCGGCGCGACTCACTCTCGCGTCGGACCTTCGGAGCGTATTCTCTGGTCTCTCCCTCAGGTGTCCGCCGGCCGCGCGGCGGAGAACCCGTTGAGCGACATCGGTCTATCGGATCAGGAGGCAACCACCTCCGCTGCTTCAGCTATGGCGTGGCACGTGCTCCACGTGGCGCCGCGCCCGGTCCTCGATGAAGACGACCGGCTCACTCATGACAACATCTTTCGCCGCGCGAAATCGCTCGGTGTTGAGATGCTGCAGTTCACTGAGCTGCGCCACCGGCCGCGGAAGAAGCCGGTCCGCGTGGCGACGTTCCCCGGATACCTCTTCGCGCGGTTCGACGTCGGCGACGCGCGATGGTCTCAGCTCCTTCACGTCGATGGGGTGATTTCGATCCTCGGCGACGGGGTGGGAAAGCCTACACCGCTTACCGACGACGAGTTCGATACGCTGCGCGAGCGGCTGTTGCGGCGGGACGATGAGGTTGAGACTGAGCGCGTGTGGTTCAGGCCCGGATGTGAGCTCAAGGTGGTGGCGGGTCCGATCGAGGGTCAAATCGTTACGTTTGTCGCCGCGAAGGGTAAGGACGAGGTCCGCGTGATTGCGGGGATGTTCGGTCGCAAGGCGATGATCGTCGTCGCGCGGCGCGACGTGGTTCTAATAAATTGACAGATTACTTGGAGTTATAAACCGATGCCGCGTGGCGGGTATCGACCCGGCGCGGGGGCAAAGAAAAAGCTCCGGACGATGACCTCGCGCGAGGAAGAGACGGTGCTCGTTTCCCTCGCGTTCGGCGCACCGGAGGAAGAGTGGGCGCGTGTTTATGGCGTCACCGTTGAGACTTTCAAATCTCATTTTGGTGACCGCATCGCGCAGAAGAAGCGCTCGATGATCGATCGCCTCGCTAATTCGGCCTATGCCGCCGCGGCGAACGGCAGCGTCGCCGATCGTATCTTCCTCCTCAAGACGCGCGGTGGGTTCCGCGAGGTTGAGCGGGTTGAAAGCGGCGACGCCGTCCAGGTACACGGGGGTTTACCCGAGCCGAAGAAGAGCGTATAAATTTCTTTGGAGATACGGCCACTGGCCCAGCGTGGTGAAGCCCACGCCTGCGTTGACCCGACAAGGGCGGGTAGCAGTATGACAGCGACATCGAGGGTGGCCCGGTTCGATCCCGAGAACGCCGTATCTCCGCAATTCTGATGGTCACCCACCACGTCTACCTCCCCGAGTTCCACGCCAGTCAGGCGGAATGTTATCTCGGACTCTACGAGTCGCGGTTCAACGTCGCGCGGTGCGGCCGGCGGTGGGGGAAGACGAAGCTCGCGGTCGCGCTGGCCGCGGACACCGCGCTGAAGGGGCACCCCGTCGGGTGGTTCGGCCCGGAGTTCAAGTTCGTCACCGAGCCGTTCCTGGAGCTCGACGACATCCTCTCCCCCGTGCTCGCGAAGCGCGGTGAGGGCGCGGGGCGGAAGTACGAGGCGATCCGGCTCATCACGAAGGGCGGCGTCGACTTCTGGTCGCTCGACAACGACAAGGCCGGCCGCGGGCGGAAGTACAAGCGTGTGGTGATCGACGAGGCCGCGTTCACCAAACCGGGGACGCTGCGCCAGTTCCAGACGGTCATCGCGCCGACGCTGCTGGACCTCCTCGGCGACGTGTGGGTGCTCTCGAACACCAACGGCGTCGACGAGGACAATTTCCTGTATCAGATCTGCCACGACGCGAAGCACGGGTTCAAAGAGTTCCACGCGCCGACGTGGTCGAACCCGATGATGGACGCCGACGAGATCGAGCGCTTGCGCGCCACCGTCCCGCCGCTGGTCTTCAAGCAGGAGTACGGCGCCGAGTTCGTCGACTGGCGCGGCGTGAGGTTCTTCGATTTGAATAACTGCCTCGATCCCAACGGGAAGCCCTACGCGCCGCCGAAGAAGTGCGACGCGGTGTTCGTGACGATCGACTCCGCGCTCAAGACCGGGGCGGGGCACGACGGCGTCGCCGCGGTCTACTGGGCTACGAACAAAGCCTACGGCGTGCCGCTCTTTGCGCTCGACTGGGAGCTGGCCCAGATCGAGGGCGGGCTCCTTGAGCACTGGCTCCCGGGCGTCCTCCGCCGCGCTGAGGAGCTCGCAAGGGAAGCGGGCGCGCGTTACGGTTCGCTCGGCGCGTTCGTCGAGGATAAGGTCTCCGGCACCGTCCTTATTCAGCAGGCGCAGCGCCGCGGGCTCCCCGCGCGGGCGATCGACTCGAGGCTCACCGCGATGGGGAAGGACGAGCGGGCGCTCTCCGTGAGCGGCTACGTGTACCAGCGGAAGGTGGGGATCTGCGCGGTGGCGTATGATCGCGTTTCGACATACAAGGAACGTAGTCGCAACCACTTCGTGTCGCAAGTGTTCGGATACGAGCTCGGGATGGCGAAGAAGCTTATGAGTCACGAAGACGATTGTCTGGATGCGTGGTGTTACGGGATCGCGATCGCGCTCGGAGATATAGGTGGCTTTTAGGAAGAACTTCGCCGCCGCGCGCGGCGTCCTCCGCCGCGGCGGGATGGTACCGGAGGCGGCGATCGCCGCCGGTTACGCGTCGCGCGGGAGCTTCGCGAAGGCGTTCGCGCACCTCCACGGGGAGACGCCGCACCGGTGGGTCGTCGCCGAGCGCGTCGCCGCAGCGCGCGTGGCGCTGACGGCGACGCGCGACCCGATCGCGTTTATTGCACACGACTACGGGTTTCGCGACCAGCAGCACTTCACGAACGTGTTCCACCGAGCCGTCGGGGTGACGCCCCGCGCGTACCGGTATGGGTAAGTCCGTCGCGCTTTCGGACGAGGCGGAGAACGTGGAACTCGCGCTGCGCTGTGCGACTACGCCCGCGGGCGCGGCGGGCTGTGGTAACGAGTGGAGTGAGCGCGTGCCGTTGCCGATCCGCGTGCTGAACCTCGCCGACCGGCTGCGCGTGTTCCGCTGTCCCGGGTGCGGGCAGGAAAGTTACGTAGAGTTCTACGTGAGGGTCCAGGGATGACAACGATCTTCGAGCGTCCGGGCTTTGCGGTCTACCCGAATGGGGTCGGCGGGTTGCGGTTAAGTGTCGGCGCGGGCGACTTCGTCGAGCTCACCTCCGCCGACGCCGCGGAGCTCGGCCGCCGTATCCAGGAGTGGTTGTGGAGCGAGCCAGCGCGGCGGCACCTAGAGGACCACGCGCGGCTCTCCGCGGCCGAGACCGCGGCGAGGACGGTGGCGTGATTTTTCTTTGCGCGCAGGGTGTGATATACTGCGCGCGTGGGAAAACCGTATACGGCTTGTTTAATGGCTGCGGCGCGCGAGGCGCTTGAGACTTCGGGGAAGTCGGTCGGACGGATCGCGCGTTCGTTAGGATTTCCGCATCACTCGGGTCTTACGTCCGCGTTTAAGAGTCACGTTGGTATGACGCCGGTCGCGTACCGTAAGATGCGGCGCGTCAAACTAGACGTAAGGTGGACGCGCGCCGACTATGGTGATTGCTACGTGTACGTGATTTTCGACGGCGACGGGGTTCCGCGTTACGTCGGTAAAGGAACGGGTAAGCGGTCGGAACAGCACCGGAAACCAGGTCACTATAATTTCCAGATGCGGCGTCTCTATCGTCAGTGCGACGATCCGCCGGTCGTTAAGGTTCGCGAGGGTTTGACGCATGCTGAAGCGTATGTGACGGAGATGGCGTTGATCGCCGCGATCGGTCGAGGTAAAGACGGGCCGCTGTTCAACTTTACGGACGGCGGCGACGGTGCGAACGGCTACGTCCAGTCGTCAAAGACGCGGCAGCTCCACCGGAAAGCGCTGAAAGGTAAACCGAAGTCCGAAGCGCACCGTGCGGCGCTGAAGAAAGCGTGGGAGAACTCCGCGCGGCGCGCGGCGCTCAAATTAAGGGTTAAACTGCAGCACGCAAATATGTCTGAAAAGACGCGCGCCGCGCGGAGCGCGAAATTGCGCGGGGCGTGGACGGAAGAAAAACGCGCGGAGTTGGGCGCGAAAATCAGCGCATCGCGGCGGGGTAAACCGTTAACTGAGGCGCAGTTGGCGATAGTCCACCGGATGAACGAGGCGCATCGCATACGCCGTGCGGAGTTAATTCTGTGAGCTGGTGGGGTGGCGGTAATAGTGGATGGGGCAACGACGACGTCGGCGCTGGGTTCGGTACGCTTACGTTTGGTGGTTCGCGGCTTGGCAGTCCGCTCATGGATTTGTTACTTGCGGATTGTATCGAACCGGGGTCAGAGGTTGGTTACCAGCTCGCAAAGATTATATACACGCACCACACGCTCGGCGCGCGGATCGTCGAGACGCCGGTCCGCCTCGCGCAGTCCCAACCGCGGAAGATAACGATCCAGGACGGCCCCGAGGAGCGGTGCCGCGACGCGTTTCTCGCTGAGTGGCGCAAATTGCGCGCGGACTTCCACATCTTCAACACGAAGGTCACGAGCCGCGTCTACGGCATCGCGACGCTGGCCCTCGGTGCCGAGGGCGTCGACCCCGCCAGGCCCGTCGACCCGTGGTCGCTGGCCGGGGCCAACGTCTTCTTCTCGACGTTCGACCCGCTCAACACGTCGGGCTCCCTCGTCCTCAACCAGGTCCCGAACGCGCCGGACTTCCAGAAGGTGACCGACGTGTCCGTCTCCGGCCAGCGGTGGCACCGGTCGCGCGCGGTCGTGGTGATGAACGAGGCGCCGATCTACATCGCCTACACGTCGTCGGCGTTCGGCTACGTCGGACGCTCCGCCTACCAGCGCACGCTCTTCCCGCTCAAATCTTACGTGCAGACGCAGATCGCAAACGACATGGTGAGCCGCAAGGTCGGGCTCCTCGTCGCGAAGCTCAAGCCGCCGGGCTCCATCGTCGACAACCTCATGAAGGCGTTCGCCGCGGTCAAGCGCGTGATGCTCAAGCAGGGCGTGACGAACCAGGTCCTCTCAATCACGCCCGAGGAGGAGATCGAGTCGCTCAACCTCCAGAACCTCGACGCGCCGCTGAAGCTCGCGCGGCAGAACATCCTCGAGGACATCGCGTCGGGGACCCCGATGCCGGTGAAACTCGTCACGCAGGAGTCGTTCGCGGAGGGCTTCGGAGAGGGCGCGGAAGACGCGAAATATATCGCACATTACATCGACGGTGTCAGAGAAGATATGGCGCCGATCTACGCGTTTATGGACAACGTGGTGCAGTACCGCGCGTGGAACCCGGAGTTCTACGCGTCGGTCCAGAGGGACTTCCCGGACTACGAGAACGTCGACTATCAGACTGCGTTCTTCCGGTGGCGCAATTCGTTCGCCGCGGCGTGGCCGAACCTGCTCACCGAGCCCGAGAGCGAGGCGATCAAGGTCGACGAGACGCGGTTCAAGGCGGTCATCGAGCTCGCGGAACTCTTCCTCCCGGTGCTCGACCCCGACAACCAGGTCAGGCTCATCGACTTCGTCGCGTCGCAGTTCTCCGAGCAGAAGCGGCTCTTCACGTCGCCGCTCGACTTCGACCTCGAGGGGCTGCTCGACCACCTCCGCGAGAAGGCCGAGGCGGCGAACGCCGCGACCGCGGGACTCGGCGCGGAGAACGCGCAACCCGGCGACGGCGGGGCGATGTCGCTGGCGAAGCCGGCGCTCCCGAAGCCGAACCTGAAGGCCGCGGCGTGATGCGCCGGATGTCGGGGGTCTTCGTCCGCGACCCGCAGTGGAACTACGGTAGCGTCGTCGACTCGAAGCGCGTGATGCAGCTCCACCGCGGCGGCTACCGGTGGCTCGAGATCGCGTCGATCCTCGGCGTCGGGAGGGCGACGGTCTACGAGGCCGCGAAGGACCTCGGGATCGGCGGCGACGCGCTCGACTGGCGCCGCGCGCTCCCGGCCGGCTCCCCGCGCACGTGGGGCGTCATCAACGCGGGGCTCGCGACGCTCGAGGGGGCGCGGTTCGATGCCCGTCTCCCGTAGCTTCTACGACGTCGTCGCCGACGCGGTGCGCGACGTCGCCGAGCACGGCTTCGACTCCGAGGAGCGCGTCGCCCGCTGGGCCGCCGCGATCCGCGACGCCGCGCGGGCTTCCCTCGTCTCGCCGTCGGCGTTGTCCGCGCGCCTCCGCGAGGCGCTCGGCGCGGTCTACCGCGCGCAGGTCGACGGCGGGAAGATCCTGAAACTCCACCCGGGCGTCAGCCGCTTCACGCTCGCGTCCGTCGCGCCGCGACTCCACGCGGAGCTCGAGCGCAGGCTCGCGGCGTCGGCGGACCTCATCGTCCTCAACCGCGAGCGCGCGGTCGAGGAGACGCTCCAGCGGTTCCGCGGGTGGTCGTCGTCGGTCCCGGCGGGCGGTTCGAGGGCGACGAACAAGACCGAAGAGGCGGCGACTGTGCGCAGGGCGCTCAGCTCGCTGCCGTTCGTCGAGCGGCGCTGCGCGGTCGACCAGTCGTTCAAGTTCGTCGCTGCCCTGAGCGACGTGATCGCGAAGGACGCGGGCGCGATCGGGATGATCTGGCGTTCTCACTGGAGGCAGCCCGGCTACGACTACCGCGAGGACCACAGGGAGCGCGACGGTCGGACGTACCCCGTCCGCGGGTCGTGGGCCGCGGAGGCGGGGTTCGTGAGGCCGGGCGCGGACGGGTGGCTCGACGAGATCACGCAGCCGGGTCAGGAAGTGAGCTGCCGCTGTTTTGGGACTTACATCTACGCGCTCGGCCGCCTCCCGCACGAGCTGCTGACGCGGCGCGGCGAGGACGAGTTAAAGCGCGTCCGCGAGGCGGTCGCCGCGTGATCTCCGCCGCCGGCATCCTGTTCCTCGCGGGCGCGCCCGGCGCGGAGCGCGCGCTGCTCCTCCGCCGCACGGCGGCGGGCGACGCCGCGGGCGCGTGGGCGTTCCCCGGCGGGAAGGTCGAGGACGGCGAATCTGCGCTCGACGCGGCGCGGCGCGAGGCGGTCGAGGAGCTGGGCGCGCTGCCGTCGGAGTGCGAGCTCTCTCCCGAGCCCTTCGCGCGGCGCATTAAGGACGGCGTGAACTACACGACGTTCGCGTGCCGCGTCGCGGCTGAGTTTACGCCGGTTCTGAACGACGAGCACGACGCGTGGGCGTGGATCGACGTCGGGAACCTCGCGGCGCGCGGCGACGCCGTCGTCATCCCGAAGATTGAGCGCGTCGGCGTCCTCCCCGGCCGCGCGGCCGGCCGCTACGACCCGGAGACCCGGACGGTCACCCTCGCGTCCCACCTAGAGCTCGGCGACGGCACGCGCCGCGCGCTGGCGAACCCGGAACGCCTCCTGGCCCACGAGCGCGGGCACGCGGCGGACCACGCGCTCGGCTGGCCGAGCCGCGACCCGGCGCTGAAGACGCTCTTGGCGGCCGTCTGGCCGCGCCTGGACGCCGCCGAACGCCTCGGCGCGGACTACTACCTCGGCGACCCCGGCGAGGCCTTCGCGGA